ACAAACAAGGCAGAAAGCCAATCAGACTTAACAGAGACATTCGTCATCTCACTGAAGAGCAGGAGTCTGAGAATAAAATCTGGCAACAGATGAGAGCGATAGAGTATCTCAATCAAACTCCTATTGTTCAATTTATGGAGCCAAGAGTAGAAGCGGATGATGTGATTTCGCACATTGCACAGTCTAATCACTTTTCGGAATGGCAAAAGGTGATAGTGTCAAGTGACAAAGACTTCTTTCAGCTTCTAGATGATAAAACCATCCTGTATCGGCCAACTCAAGATCAGGTCTTGAATAAGAAAAAGGTCATCGAAGAATATAGCATCCACCCCAGAAACTTTGCACTTGCAAGAGCTTTGGCTGGAGATAACAGCGATAACCTTAGAGGCGTCCCTGGAGTTGGCTTGCCGACGGTCGCAAAGCGCTTCCCCTTCTTTTCAGAAGATAAGGAGTGCTATATCGATGACGTTATAGAATATTGCGAGAGACAAGAAACTGGACTCAAGGTATATGCGAGAGTGCTTGAAGAGGTAGAGACAGTAAAAAGCAACTACAAGCTAATGCAGCTTTACGCACCTTCGATTTCAGTACAGGGCAGAACGAGAATCAATGAAACTTTAAAGTTGCACGTTCCAGAGTTTAATAAGACCAGCCTCAGAAAACTAATGCATGAAGATGGCATTGGTGAGATTTCTTTGAATTCTTTATTCGAGAGTTTCAATAGATCAGTTTCTAACTTTAAATTGCTTGTATTCTAACAATACTTGTGATACTATAAAGCATAATTTAAAAAGGTAAGATATGTCAGAACAAGAACGGGAAGACTTTTCCAACTTTGGAAAAACCTTTCAAGAGGATTTGTGCCATCTAATTTTGGTGGACAGGCCATTTGCAGACCAAATATTTGAGGTACTAGATGTTAACTTCTTGGAGCTAAAGCATCTTCGCGTCTTTGTTAAAAAGATTGTAGACTATCGTAGAAAGTATGGTGTTCACCCCACCAGCAAAATTATGAAGTCTATTATTAGAACTGGCATCTCAAGAGAGTCTGATTCCATTCAGGTCTTAATTCGAGACTACTACGCAAGGGTTCTATCATCCGAGTTACAGCCAGAAGGCTCGTCTTATATCAAGGATGTCTCTTTAGATTTTTGTAGAAAGCAAAAGTTAAAAGAAGCTCTAATCAAGTCGGTTGATCTTATCAAAAGGTCTTCGTTTGAAGAGGTAAGCACAATCATCAATACTGCTATCAAGCTAGGTAGCGACAACAATTTTGGTTATGATTACTTTCTAGACTTTGAGCAGAGGTTTGAGATCAAAGAAAGAGATCCTGTGACAACAGGGTGGTCCGAAGTTGATACACTCTGTAAAGGGGGCCTAGGCAAAGGCGAACTTGGTGTCTGTATCGCTCCTACTGGAGCCGGCAAGTCAATGGTGCTGGTGCATCTTGGCGCTCAAGCTCTTCGTGAGGGAAAGAACGTAATTCACTACACCCTAGAATTAGCGGATACGGTGGTTGCTGGTCGCTATGACAGTTGTATTACAGGCGTCGGACTTTCCAATATGATGTCCTTCAAAGAAAAGATATACGAAGAGATTCAGGACATTGAAGGCAAGCTAATTGTAAAGGAATATCCCACTAGGTCTGCCAGCGTTGAAACTATCAAAGCTCACTTGGAGAAGATGAAACTACGTGGGTTTGAGCCCGATCTTATCATCGTAGACTATGGAGACCTGCTTCGGCCAATTTCTTCAGGAAAAGATGAGAAAAGACATCAACTGGAGACTATTTATGAGGAGTTGAGAGGAATCGCTCAGATCAACGAATGTCCAGTGTGGACAGCCTCTCAAACAAACAGAAGCGGATTGAATGCAGAGGTCATAACCATGGAGGCGATTTCTGAGGCGTTCAACAAATGCTTCGTGGCTGATTTTATATTCACTGTCTCAAGAACAATTGAAGACAAGAACACAAACGGTGGTCGCATCTTTATCGCAAAGAATAGGAACGGACCAGATGGATTAGTATATCCAATTTTTATGGACACAAGCAACGTAAGGATTAAGGTGATGCCACAAACAAATGAAACTGTCGACGACATTCTTGAGAATTCAGCCAAAAAACAGATGCAGAGATTGAAAGAGAAATATAAGGATTTTAAGAAGGAGAAATAAAGTAATGGAATTATCGAATCAAATATTATCAGACATAACAGTGCATATGAAGTACGCTCGTTTTTTGCCGGATCAAAACAGAAGAGAAACTTGGGAAGAACTTGTAACTAGAAATATGAATATGCACCTTAAGAAGTATCCTGAATTGGAGTTACAAATTAGGAAAGCTTATAAGATGGTATTTGATAAGAAGGTTTTGCCTTCTATGCGTTCAATGCAGTTTGGAGGAAAGCCTATTGAGATTAATCCATCAAGAATGTTTAACTGCTCATTTTTAGCAGTCGACGACTATCGCGCATTTAACGAGACTATGTTCCTTTTATTGTCGGGTTGCGGAGTAGGCTATTCGGTTCAGACTCATCACGTTGAGCAGTTGCCAGAAATCAGAAAGCCAACCTCAAAGAGAACCTATCGTTACCTTATTCAGGACAGCATTGAGGGCTGGGCGGATGCAGTCAGGGCCCTAATGGAGACTTACTATGGTATCAGAACATCTCACATCAGATTTGACTATGGAAACATCAGAGCAAAGGGCGAAAGACTGATCACCTCTGGCGGCAAGGCACCTGGCCCGCAGCCTCTTAAGGAGTGTCTCTTGAAGGTAAAAGGCATTCTAGAGGACAAGAACGATGGAGAGAGGCTCACTCCTATTGAGTGTCATGACATTATGTGCCACCTTGCCGATGCTGTGCTGTCCGGCGGCATCAGAAGAGCAGCTATGATTTCTTTGTTTTCTGCTAATGACAATCAGATGCTGGCAGCAAAAACTGGCAATTGGTGGGAAAAGAATCCCCAGAGAGGAAGGGCTAATAACTCTGTAGTCCTGCTTAGGCACAGAATTGAAAAAGAAACTTTCTTGGGACTCTGGGAGAGGATCAAGGCCTCCGGAGCGGGAGAGCCAGGTTTCTCGTTTACGAACGATAAGGAGAGAGGGTTCAACCCTTGTCACGAAATTTCTTTAAAGTCTTGCCAAATGTGCAACTTAACAGAGATAAATGTTAGTGATGTTCAGACTCAAGAAGAGTTGAACGAGCGTGCCAGAGTTGCCAGCTTTATTGGTACGCTCCAGGCCGGCTATACGGACTTTCACTATCTTCGCCCTGCTTGGCAGGCAAACTGCGAGAGAGACGCACTTTTGGGGGTCAGCATGACTGGCATTGCATCTAGAAGTGTTCTGGAATTAGATATGAAAGAGTCTGCAAAGATTGTAAAAGAAGAGAATGCAAGAGTTGCTGAGGCTATCGGTATCAACCCAGCGTCTAGATGCACCGCTGTAAAGCCTGCAGGCACCACCTCCTTGGTGCTTGGCACATCCAGCGGGATTCATGCTTGGCACAATGATTTCTATATTAGAAGAGTGAGAGTTGGAAAGAATGAGGCGATTTACGGGTATCTCTCTGCTAACCACCCAGAGTTGGTGGAAGATGAGTATTTTAGCCCTCACGATACTGCAGTCATCTCTGTGCCTCAGAAGGCACCAGATGGTGCAATCCTTCGAACGGAAAGTGCACTGCAGCTATTAAAGAGAGTAAAGAAGGTAACAGAGGAGTGGGTCTTTTCTGGATTCAGAAAGGGGCCAAACCACCATAACGTTTCCGCCACAATTTCTGTCAAAGACTCTGAGTGGCCAGACATCGGAGAATGGATGTGGGAGAATAGAAGTTCTTATACTGGCTTGTCTGTGTTACCTTACGACGGTGGCACATATAAGCAGGCGCCATTTGAAGATTGTTCTAAAGAGACCTATGAGGCTTTGTTTGAGTCTTTGAAAGGCATAGACCTAACAAAGGTGACAGAAACAAACGACGAGACTAACCTCAGTGCTGAGGCAGCTTGTGCTGGCGGCGAG